AGTCCGATGAGTTACGAAACCCTCGACTTTATCACGATACACGGCATGATAGGCACGTTCAACGCTGACGACGAAGACCTGCGGCAGTCGTCCCTGCTGGTCAGCGAACGTAGGGACGCCCTACAGGTCGTCGGCGTCCTGCCCCACGGCTATGAGTTTCAACCCGCCAGCATCGAACAGGCCGATCGCCTGATCAGATGGCTGGAACACTGGAAGGCCCAGCAATGAAGAAATTGAAAGACACCGAACCGGGAACTTGGCATCGCTTGATGGAAAACCCCGACCGACCGGACGAGGACGGCCCCACGTCGTTCTATGTACGCTGGTATCGTGATTCACGGGACTTTATCCTGGTTGATTTATGGGATAATATGGGGCTATGTCAGCCTTTCCCCATAGTCGGGGAACAACGCAGATGTAAGTACCTGGACGCCCGCGTCCTCTAATCACCCCAAGGAGAACAAAGCTATGGCAAGTTGCGTTTCTAAAGCGATGCTCAACCGAGCAATTGACCGGATCAACCGACTCATGGGCACGCCCCTGACCCCGTTCGATGAAGACGCCCCAGGCCGACCGTTCAATGTCGGGCACTATATGCTGGAGCACGCCAACAGCGGATATCGGCTGGTGCAGATTGTGAACGAGAACGGGGCTGAGCGAAACGTCACCGAGGACCGGTGCAGCAAGCGGGAACTTCTCACCCGCATCGAAGCGTACCGCCGAGGTATCGAAGACTATCACGCCCAACTGGAGGCCCCGGCAATGAAACTGAGAACCCAACGCATGAAGTGGCAGGATTGGATGAGCCAAGTCGCCTGGCTATTACACCGAGGGCATAAAATATCCCCTGCGGATATTCGGCCGACGGCCGCATGGACGCAGATGTGGCGGGCGAATTACGACCCCACAACTGCGGCCGGCATTCTGGCCCAGCGATTGGAGCGGTGACGGCATGAGCACAAAACAAAAAGCACCCCGGCACTTGAAGGCGAAGTACCCGTACAAAGAACAGTGGCTGCATGAGGCCCTTGAGCGATTCATCCGCCCCCATTTTAGCGATGCCGGCTATACGGTGCCGGAGCATGTGCGAATCAGCACGGGCTGGCCTAGCCGTGGGGCATTGGCCCGGAAGAAGCGAACCGTCGGCCAAGCATGGAGCACTGAGAGCAGCGGGGATGGTGTCCACGAGACAATCATCAGTCTGTACCTCGATGACCCGATCAAGGTGCTCGGCGTTCTGATCCACGAAGTCTGCCATCATGTGGTCGGCGTGGACCAGGGCCACGGGAAGGCGTTCGTGGACTGCATGGAGGCCGTGGGCCTGTGTGGCAAACCGACTTCAACCCAGGAGTCTGACTGGCTGGTCAGTAAGCTGGGGGCGTGGAAGCAGGCCCTTGGCCCCTACCCCCATGCTAAACTCAATAGCGACTCCACGGAGAAGCAGAGCACCCGGCTACTGAAGATGGAATGTGACTGTGGCTGCAAGGTCCGTGTGACCGCCAAGTGGATCGATGAATATGGCCGCCATTGGGATTGCCCGTGTGGCGGCACCCTTGAACTTACAGGTGCATAATGGACAACAAACCGATACCGCCTGAAGAACTCCAGATCATCCGGGATGTTGAGCACGCCGAAACGGAGGCGGCGGACCTGATCGACCTCGACTTTGATAAGACATACGAATACATGGAATTAAAGATAGCTGGCCTGATGAATGCTGCCGCCAAAAGCGGTCACCCCTGGCATAGGCTGCTAGCCCATATCACCTGGTTGGGCTGGGAGCGGGCACATCGGGTGTGGAGGGAGCGGCATTGCGGGGCGGACCCTGATACCCGATGAGGTAGAAAAAGTCGTCTGCCCGGCTTGACAACAGACGAGCATGGTGTATATTAGAGTGGGCAACAAACTAGCCCGAGTAACTGAAAACCCCAATGCGGGAGCATAACCAATGGCCTACGAATTTCGCCGCCAGATTGAAGCAGTCAACCGGATACGTCGTCGGAACCCCGAAGTCGGCCAGCGTACCCTCGCCAGGAGGATCAAGCAGTGTCAGTTCTCCGGGTCTCTGGACGATTTTATGGATGTCCGTACTAACGGCCTGGAAGATGAGCCGGAGGCTACCATCTACAACCGCATCCGTCGTTTCGATTCACGCGACAGGCGGACCAGCTAACCCGCCAGCCGTTGTTCTGGTTCTGATTGAAGGAGAGGCCATGATGGAACGTCCAATAGATGATTTCGACGGGCTGGTCAGGGAACCCGAGATCGACCTCGGCTATTTCCTCGGGGATGAAATCGACCCCGATGAGTTCGACGATCTTGAGTATGACCCGTTCGCGGATATCGAGCCGGACGATGGGCTTGACGGCGGGCTTGACGACGAGAGCCGCCCCCACACGCTATAGGAAGGTACTTGAACATGGGCACAAGGTCAAAGATGGGTTGGAACAGTCGCTGCACAGTTCGCGGTCCCCGGAGCAGTCGGGCGGTTGTGAACGCCCTTGAGATTCTAAACGCACCGAAAAACTATGTTCGTAGGGAGCGGATGTGGGCCAAGAAGATGCTGCGAAAGTACATCAAGTTCGTGACCAAGCATGTGCCGGCACGCCGGCGGAATGCGGTGCAGCGGGAAATCCTCAACCTTCGATACCTGGTGGAGAAGTGATTATGCCTAGTCAGACGTATTCATGGACCGGATGTTTAAACGTCGGCGACATTGACCTTGATGTGGTCGTTGAATATGAGTGGGTGCCCGGGGAGCCTATGGTACGAGGCAGGACCGTCGAAGAATCCTGCCCGGGTTCGCCGCCGAAGGTCGAAATCTACTCGATAACGGCCCTATCCATTCGAGAACCTGCGGCCACCCCGGTCGCTGTCCCCCTTAGCCCGGACGTGCTTTCGCACGGCGAACTGGACGACTTGATCGAGCAGATCATGGAAGAACATGAGGACGAGGACTGATGCCGTACAGGGTCAACAACAAGAAACAGCCGGATGGTACGTACCTGCTGAGCTACGGCAGGGGCAAGAAGAAGGTCACCGACATCCTGGTCAAGCTTCCCGCTGACCACGATCAGTTGCCGGGCAAGTGGTTTGCCGGTCACCAGGGCCCTTTCGACACGATGAAGGAGGCCAAGACGGGCTGGGGGGAGTGGGCTGAGAAGGCATATGACGAAGACGGAGACGAGGCCGGCAACGCGGAGAAACCGCAGGGTTCAGCAGGCGACCAGCCCCCTTCGCCCAAGAAGCCGGGCCCCCCGAAATACAAGCCGAAGTCTGGTCCGCCGTCATACAAACCGAAGGGCGGGCCTCCGCCCCACAAGCGGTCCCGGCCGCCGGAGTCGCTGGAGTTCAATTTCCAGCACGACCCGTTCGACCCCCGGTTCCGCAGTGAAAACAAGGAACTCACACCGCTGGGCCTTCTCGTTGAGATCGAGCAGTGGTGCCGGCGGTATGAAGATCGGATCGCCAAGATAAATACCAAGCTCGCAGAGAGCGAACCGCCGGGGTGGAACCCGTTCGATGTCCTGATCGCCGATGTTCGTGCGATCATCGCCCGAGAATGCCCCGACCTCATCAAGGAGAATGGCAGTGTCGAATCGCCCGCCGAAGCACACGCCCGAGAGCAAGCCGAGCGAACATCCAAGCTCACACCCGAGAACCTTCGAGTCCAACTCAACCGACCAAGACAAACAGACGGAATACCCGAAGGATTCGACCCAGATGACATCCCCTTCTGATGCCCAGCAACAGCCCGAGCCGGTTGTTAATGTTCAGGCGGTCAGGCTCGATCTTACCCGGAGCATTGTGGGCATCAGCAGCAAAGTAAGGGATAGCGGCCTCCGGTCTTTGATTGACCGCTATCTTCGCCTGGTGGCCCCGACGTTTGCGAAGTCCGCCGATTCCAACTTTCCCCGGTCCGTTAATCAACACCCCCGCGACCCTAACAAGTCGCAGGTCGGGGGCCTGGGCAACCTCCTCGTCTTCCACATTGGCAATGCCATCCTTGCCTACTACGCCGCTGTTCGGGGCGAGAATGCAGAGCATCTATACGCACGACTGGAACATCTGAAAGAGATCGCCGACGTTGGGCCGATGAGTTTTGTGAGCTACGGAGATGATGCCAACGGCTACATGCTTCTGACGGCCGATGCAATCAAAGCCCAGCGTCGACTCAAGCACAAGGGTGACTGATGGCCGGTAAGTACGACATGCGGAGGTCGAAAAAGTGGCCTGACCACCTCACCATTGAAGAACATGAGGTGGCCCAGGCGATGGAGCGGGCCGGCTACAAGCACGACCCGTACCAAACCGCCAGCTTTGTCCCCACCAGGGTGTTGTATCAGGTATACCTTCGCTACATCGGCAGCCTGATGTACCGGATGGACGACAACGAAGGGATGCCACAAGACCTCAGCCCCCGCCAATTCGGTGCCGCCCTGTGCCGGGTGCTCGGGTTGGAGCGGACCGACCGCATTCAGCGGCGATGGCACGGGAAGAAATGCTGGGGCTACCTTGGAATCGTGGGCCCGGAGGCTATTGAGACCCGTGACGAACCCGGACGCCCGAGGATCGATGCAGATGATTGAGACTAAACCAGGTACGACGGGGCAATCTAAGCCCGCCCCTCCGCCGCCCAAATTCAACGGTATGCGGAAGCACGTCGAGCCGTATGTGGCTCGGTGGAGTAGCGTGGAGGACCTGGGATACCCCATGCCCATGCGATCCACCTACGACCCGGAGTGGCGAGCCACCCTCCGTGATTGCAAGTTTCCGACCGCCGTTGTAGTGCTCGATTTTGAGTCCTACTTCGATGACGAGATCAGCATGAGGGGGAACAAGCTGAGCACTATCGAGTACGTCACCCACCCGGAAAGCGAGGTGCTCGGGTGCTCCGTCTTGAACATGAATCAGCCGTTCATCGATTACAAGAAAGCTACTTGCTGGTACAACGGGGAGAGCGGTGTCGAGGAGATGATTAAACTGCTCAAGCTGCTATATGGTGAGGAGCTTGAGAAGTGTACGGTGGTGTGCCAGAACGCTCGATTCGACCTGGCCGTTTTGGCTTTCAAGTACAACCTCCGCCCACGGTACGTCGTCGACACACTCGGCCTGGCCCGTCACTGGAACGCACGAGCAAAGAACGACCTGGACTCTCTGGCCAAGCGGTTCGGACTGCCGGAGAAGGGCGACACACAGGAGTTCAAAGGGTGGACCAACCGCAGGCGGTTTAAACGAGCCAGGGGCAGGAAGAAGGGGCCGAAGCTTCCTCAGCGTGTGCCGGTGATGACACCGGAGCAGAGGACCCAGCTTGCTGAGTACGCCAACAACGACGTTATGCGTGAGTGGGAACTGTTCACGATCCTGCTGCCGCTGCTGAGTTGCCCCGAGGTTGAACTGCGGGTGATGCAGCACACATTGGAGTTGTTCACAAAACCCCGGTTAAAGGTGGATTATGCCCGGGCAGAAGAACTGAAGCAAAAGATGGACGCCGAGATCGATCGGGCGGTCGACCAGGTGAATATCCATGCTAGAACACGGGCCTCGATCTGGGAGGCGTCAGCGATCACCAACTCCTTGCCCTCCGGTGCAACGAGCAGTCTAACGCAGCCGGGGACGAAGTGGGTCACCCGGGAGGATATCAGCGGCGAAAACAGCTTTGAGGCCCTGCTGAAAGATGCGTTGTTCGCTGCCGGATGCGACCTCGTGGAGTACGTGAAGCCGACGAAGAAGAAGGGCAAGACGTGGATGTTCGCCCTTGCGAAGGACGACCCGGGACGGGAGAAGCTGGAACAGCACCCTGATGAACGTGTACGACTTCTGATGGCGGCACGGATCGCTGTTAAATCATGGCCCCTTCACATCAAGCGGGTGGATCGGATCGTCGGGCAAGCTAAGGCCGCCGGGGGCTATCTACCGGTGCCTCTAAAGTACTGCGGTGCCCACACTGGCCGGTGGTCCGGTGGGGAGCGGATCAACCTCCAAAACCTCGGTAGCCGAGGCCATGAACTGGTGAACGCAGTCCGTGAACTGCTCGTTGCACCGGAGGGCAAGGAGTTGGTGATCGCTGACGCCTCCCAGATCGAGGCCCGTGTTCTAGCGTGGCTCGCTGGACAGTGGGATTTGGTCGAGAAGTTCGCCAAGGGCGAAGAAATCTACTGCGGCTTCGCCGAGAAGGTTCTGGGCTATCCGGTACGGAAGCCGAAACCGGAGGGCGGTATCCCAGCCATCGAAAAAAGGATGAAGTGGGCTCGTAACAGCGTCGGTAAGATTGGCGTGCTCGGCTGTGGCTACGGCATGGGCCCAGCGAAGGCGGTAGGCTATGCGAAGGGGGCCATTGACTTTGAGACCGCTAAAAAGCTGGTTAAGACATACCGGGAAAGCAACGCCAAGATCGTGAAGTTCTGGTACGACATCGAACAGGCTTTCACATACACCCACAGGTACGGCAAGTCGTGCGAGCTACGCGGTCTCAGGTTCCACCAGACCGACAAATGTGACGTGATAATCACGCTACCCAGCGGTCGCGAATTGAAATACCATACGGTGCGTCTTGACGGGGACGGCTACGACCAGTCACTCCAGGTTTACAACGACATGGACCGCTCGTGGGTCCACGTTTGGGGCGGTTACTTGACCGAAAATGTTGTTCAAGCAATCAGCCGTGACATCCTGTGGCACGCAATCGCTAGGTTGGAAGGGGATAACTACGACGTGGCTCTGCACGTCCATGACGAACTGATCGCAGCCGTAGATGAGGGCACCGGCCGATCGGTGTTGAAGCGGGCCGTGAAGTATCTGAGCGAAAACCCCGAATGGGCTCGTGATCTGCCGTTGGCCGCAGAGGGGGTTGTTTCAACGCGGTACGGAGGACATTAAATGGGGTCGATATTTGAACTGACACCGCGTCAATGGGCCCAGGTTCGGGCCGCTCTCAAGTTCTGGCTATCGGTAGCCGAGAGCAGCCGCACCCACCCATCCCGCCACCCGGCCGTATCAGATGAGTTCTCTGAGCACGGTCCGCTCAACCTTGATGAGATCAGGGAGATACTGGACGAAACGCCGAACTATCTGTACGTCAACGTGCAGGACATCGTGAAACTCACAGGCCGGTCGTTACGAACGGTGTATTACAATATCGAACGTGAGGGCATACAACCCGCCCTCTCGCACGGTAGGGCCCGGCTGTTCCGGGTCGACCAGGTGATTGACCTCGTGGAGAAGTTGAATGCCAGAGCTTCCGGTAAGTGACCATACGTTCTACGCTGGTATTGACCCGGGTTTCAGCGGGGCGATCGGCCTTATGAACGACAAAGGCTCGTCGGTTTCGGTTTGGGATATGCCCGTTACCAGCACCAAGAAGGACCGCCAGAGGGAGATTGACCTCGACGGCCTCAACGACGTGTTTAAACGCCTCCGCTGCTTGCATGACTGCGTTGTGGGGATCGAATGGCCGACGACCCGGCCTGGCGAGGGGGCAGAGCGAGCGGAGCGGTTCGGGCGGGGTAAGGGGCTGCTCCAGGCGTTTGCCTACATGAAAGGGCTGGAGTTCTACCTGATCGCCCCCAACCTATGGAAGGGACGCCTCGGCCTCCCCGGTAAGACAGACAAAAAGGCCAACAAGCTCGCCGCCAAGCTGTTTGACACCTACTACCCCGAACATGCGTCCCTGATACGTGGCCCGCGTGGCGGGATCAAGGACGGCCGCTGTGATGCCTTGCTGATCGCCCACTTCCTTCGCACTCGGGGGTATAGTGGCATGAGGTCGGTGGTCGAACGGTTTGGCAAGGATTCCCCGGAGGCTTGGGCCTTTGCACTGGGGGGCGGACGCCGCCGGAAGAAAAAACCGTAAGCAGATTTGACAGGCGTGGATCGTGTGGTATACTACTGAGACCCGGAGCCAAGAACCATGAGTAATCCAACGTGTTTTCATCTATCCGCATCGAGCATCGCTGCTTTCAAGGCGTGCCCCACCCGCTACCGCCTCGGCTACCGAGAGGGTTTACGACTCGCCGACGACACCGATGCTCAGCGGGTCGGCACCAACTGGCACAAGCTCCATGAAGTCTATCAGAACGCCTACCGGGATCGTCTGGCTGAACTGCCCGATGGGCCCGACCTGGACCCGGCCGACGATGCCCATGAAACGGCCCTGTCTGCCGCAGTGGACCACCTGAACTTGTTCTATGCTGACACGCCGATGCCGTCTACTAAGGCCGTGGAGGAGTGGGAGATCGAACGCCAGGTTCTCACCACCAGCTTCATCGGCTACCTGTGGTACTGGCAATCCGACCCGATCGAATCGATTGAGAGCGAGCTTGCTTTCGACCTTCCGCTACACGCCCCACGGACCGGACTGCCCCTGCTGACCAGCGATGTTTTGCGGGTGGGGAAGATCGACCATGTGGTGTCCTGGCATGGCATGATCGGGAATATGGAGCGGAAGTCCACCAGCCGGTCGATCGATGCGGACAGCGACTACTGGGACAAGGCCAAGAAAGATACCCAGGTCAGCATGTACGCCCTGGCGTTCAATGACATGGCTCAAGCTGGTATGCTGCCGGAGTCTGTTACGGCCCACCCGGACTACGACAAGGCCCGTCTGGGCAACACGCTGTACGACGTGTGGCATAAGCCCACCATCAAGCCGTCGAAGCTCACGCAGGCGGATACGGCCAAGATACTCGAACAGGCGTGGAACTCAGGCGAAGCTACATACTACGACACCTCGTTCGATGTTAAGCTGGACGACTTCGACGAGAACCAGAAGCCACACACCATCCTGATCGACGGTCAGCAGGCGGAAGTGGAGTTCGGTAAAAGCGGGAAGCCCGCAATCAGAGAGACCCCTGCGATGTACGCTGCTCGGCTGCTGGCTGATATACAGGAGCGGCCGGAGTTCTACTTTCAGCGGAGAGAAATCGCTCGCACCGATCAGGAGATTCGTCGGTTCCGAGTCGAACTGTTCAACATCTACCAGGCCCAGCGGATGTATGACACCACGGGCTGCTGGTTCGAGAATGAACAGCAGTGTCGTGCGACATTCCCATGCCAGTATATCCCCGTGTGCTACGGCCCCGGTGCGGACTCCGTGTGTGACGGAGAGACTACGCCCCCGGGGTTTAAGCGAATATTCACCGATGTGACGGTGGATGGTGCAAACCTCAACGAAGGAGAATAGGCCATGGCTACCAAGCCCCCGAATCGAAAATCCAAACCGCCCAGCCCCAAAGGCAAGCCCGGGTTAAAACCGGGGGTGCCGAATCGCAAGGAGCACAAGCCGAAGTCCTTCAACATCGTCCCGTGGACCGGCGAGGATGAGGGGGAGAAGATCGTGCTCTACGGCAAGAGCGGCATCGGCAAGACCACACTGGCTTCCACGGCACCCAATCCGGTGTTCATTGGGATCGATGATGGTGGGCGGAAGATCACCGACCCGCTGACCGGCGACCCCATCAAGGTCGTTAGCGGCGTCGAAACATTCCAGGATGTGCGTGATGCCCTCGCCCAGAAAGACCTGTTTCCGAAGGGCTGCACCATCGTGATCGACACTCTCAGCAAGCTGGAGGAGTTGATCCAGAACCACGTCATCGCCACCACAACCATAAACGGCCAGCGGGTTACCAGCTTCCGTAAGTTCGGATGGGATGGCGACCGCTATACCCTGGACCAGATTCGTCTTCTGCTGGCAGACCTCGATCAGCACACCCGGGTCGGTCGGAACGCCATTTTGCTCTGTCAGCAGGGGCAGATCAAGGTCGCTAACGCCGAGGGCTCCGACTACCTGGAAGACGGCCCCTTCCTCCAGCACAGGAGTGATTGTTCGGCACGCGAGGAAGTGAAGCAGTGGGCGGACCACGTACTTCGTATCGGCTATCTCGATCTGGAGGTCGCTGTTGAGAAGGGTGCGAAGGCCGGCAAGGTTGTCAGCGAAGATGCGACCAGAGCGGTGTTCAGCGGGGGTGCTCAACATTTCACCGCAAAGAGTCGCCCCGTCAACGGCCGACGGATACCCCCGGTCATCAGCTTTGAGTCGGAACAGGACCCCTCGTTGTGGCAGTACCTGTTCGAGGGGGCGGTAGCCGAGGAAGGAGGAGAGTAGCACACACCACTACCCTGTTTTTGTATGAGCAGCATCTTTAACCCCAGTATGGAGACCCAACATGAGACCTCGAAACACCCTTGTTACCGTGGCTGAAATCAAGGACAGCGAAACAACCACTGAGTCTGGCCTTATCCTGCCGTCCGCGACCGGCCGCGAGTACAAGCTGTGCGAAGTCATCGCAGTCGGCCCCGGGATGATCACTCACGAGAACGAGGTCAGCCCTGCGGCTGATCTGAAGTCGGGCCAAAAGGTCCTCGTCAAGCTGGCCGCCCAGCGGCGTATCGACAGGGATACCGTCGGCTTGGAGTCGATCGGCGTTGATTTCAGGACTGAGGACGGCCGGGACATCAAGCTCGTGGAGCAGTCCATGATCGTCGCCATCGTCGATGACCCCACCAACGTAGGCCCTCGCCCGGCGGCTTGATCAACCCGCTGACGCACACGTTACGAACCAGCACACACACCCCTGGCATAGGAGATAATCATGCCGCGAATTGATACTGTCGGACCTTACCGTGGTGAAATCGTTGAAGCCGGTGTGGCCGCAACCAAGAAGGGATACCCGCAGTGGGTCGCCCGTCTTAAGGCCACCGAGAAGTACGTGGACGACCCGGAGGGGATGGAGTACTTTGAACTCAAAGAGCCGGACTGGGTGGACTGGTCCCAACTGAACGAAGATATCGTCGCATACCTCGTTCTGTTCAATGACGCCGAGGAGTTCAGTGAAGACACATCCCTTTGCAATTACGAGCAGCTTCAGGCTGCTCTCGGCTGGGATGGCACCGAGTTCGACTCCCTCAACGATGATTCATACGTCGGCAAGACCGTTATGTTCCGCGTGGAGGAGGATGAGTACGACGGCAAGGTCAGTTTGAGGGTCAACTGGATCGACGCTGCGGATGCCAGCCCCCACCGCGAACTGCGGAAGCTGGACGCTGACGGCCTGAAGGACCTGTCGGCCAAGCTGAAGATCAAGAAGAAGCCGAAGCCCGCAGCGAAGCCCGCAGCGAAGCCCAAGGCCGGCAAACCCAAGGCCGGCAAGCCCGGGGGCGACAGCAAGAAGCCCCCTGTTCCGCCGAAGAAGTCGCCACCGAGGGAGGAGACGCCCGAGGAAAAGACCGACGGTGGCGAAGAATCCGTCGATGGCTCGACGAATACTTCGCTGCCCAGCGAGACCTCCCAGGGTGATGCATGGGAGCTCGTCTGCGAGCACAAGGGCGGCAATTCCGACTCCGACATCGAGGAGGCGTGGATTTCCGCCTGTGGCGAAGTCGGCGACGACAAGGACGAAGACGACTTCACCGATGCTGACTGGGCCAAGGTGCGTGATATCGTCATTAAGGACCTCGCTCTGGACGTGTAGGACTCGCCACTCGACACGTCCCAGCCCCCACTGGGGCTCCAGGGAGACCTGGGGCCCTGGTTTCTACCCTCGGAGCGAGGTTATGTATGGCGAGTAAAATCGAACATAGTCTTGAGAAGTATCAGGGCAACGCCTATCCGGCGATGCTCGATGATCTCGCCAAGCATCTTGGCGTGACTGCTCAATCCCTAGCACGGCTGGGGCTGGGCTGGGCCCCGATTGTTCAGTTCAAAAAGGGTCCGAACTTTCAGGGGTGGTGGGTGATTGCCGAGCGTGACCCGGATGGGGTGCCGATCGGTCTGAGCCTCCGATCTCGGTCCGACCTGAAGGTCATGTATCCGGGCTCAAAGCATGGGTTGATCTACGAGTTGAACCCCGATCACGAACGTGGCAGCACAGCGTATAAACACGGGGCCCACAACTGGATCAGGACGATGGACGCCGGTGTGGACTGCCCTGTATGCGGCAAACCGGATGGCTGCCTTGTGTCTGGAGATGATGTTGACGACCCGAAGGCGGTGATCTGTATTCGCGTGCGTGACGGTGCAGCGAAGCCGATGAGATTCGGCCACCTTCACATATTGAAGGACGAGGGCCACATCCGCAAGGGTGCATCGGCACTGCCCCAGAGCGACAAGCCTGTGCTCATTGTTGAGGGCATGACAGACACGGCTGCGGCAATGGACATGGGGTTTGTGGCCGTTGGTCGACCGTCCAACCTCGCGTGCATGGACATGCTGGGCGGTCTTGTTCGCGGGCGTAGTATCCTCGTTGTGGGTGAGAATGACGAGATCAACCCCCAGACCGGCCAAAGTCCGGGGCACGAAGGTATGGTGGCCACGTTTCAGGTCCTGAAGAAGATATGCCCCAACATCAGGATGGTGACCCCGCCGGACCATGTGAAAGACCTTCGCGAGTGGAAGTGTAAATTCGACTTGACTGCCGAAGCCCTTCTGACGTACGCCGAGGCTCACGGCAAAGAGCGAAGCGAAGTCACGGTTCTTCCTGACAGCAAACCCTTGACCCTTGCCCGCACATGGCTGGATAGCGAGCATCGGATGGCCGGCCGGTACACCCTACGTTTCCATGAAAACCGGTGGTTCAGGTATTCTGGTGCGAAGTACGTTGAGGCCGATGAGGAAACAGATATTCGCGGCCCCCTATACGGATGGTGCGACGACAAGATGGTATTGTCAGAGGGCAAGAACGGGGAGCAGAGCTTGAACCCGCTGATCTGCCACAAGGGCGTAATCAACAATATCATGGATGCGATGTTGCACCCGTGCCCACTTGACACCGATGACATCCCGGCGTGGATCAACGACGCGGCTGGACCGAGCCCGCAAGACCTGATTGCGTTTAGCAACGGCATTCTGTGGGTTCCGAAGTACCTGGCCGGTGCCGATGAAAGCGAGTATCTGCTCGACCCCACCCCAGACTTTTTCACCACGTTCTGCCTCCCGTTCCCCTTTGATCCGACTGCCGAGTGCCCCGGCTGGCGGAGGTATCTTCGCTCTACCCTGGGGGACGAGAAGGAAAAGATTCATTTGCTTCGCCAGTGGTTCGGCTACTGCATGACGCCAGATACTGGATTCCACAAGATGATGCTGTTCCGGGGCCCGAAACGGTCGGGGAAGTCTACAGCCCTCGCCGTGCTACAGGCGATCGTCGGCAAAGATCAGTGCGGAAGCATAAGCTTTGCCCAGTTGACCGAGCGGTTCGGACTTGAGGGCCTGGTTGGCAAGCAGTTGGCAGTGATGGGCGATGCGAGACTCCCCCGTACAGGTGATTCAATGCGGGCTTTGGAACTTCTGTTGAACATCGTCGGTGAGGACCCGGTGAATGTCGATCGAAAATTCCTCAAGCCGCTGGCCAACCACCATTTGAGGTGCCGATTCACTCTGGCGTCGAACGAGCTTCCTGAGCTACCGGATCACTCGGGGGCGTTAGAGTCCAGGCTCAACATCATCGACTTTCAGAAGTCGTT